GTCCCATGCCGTGCCAGACGATGCGTTTTCGGATACGACATCTTCAGCACCGTAGGCGGTCGTGTTGGCGGGTCGCGTCTTTGTGACCGTGACCCGAACCTTCTGACCGATTGCGTTGCGGGTTTTCATTATCATCTAGCCACCTGCTATCTGCCGGCGAACATCGGCCTTCTCCTCGTCGCTAGAGGGCCATCGGTTCAGCACGACGGTATTGGGATTCTTTGGGTCTTTCGTTGCAGTCACCGTAGACGGTTTAGGCTTATGGCTTCGCATATGACTACCGATACCTTTTGCGCTGACTTCCTCCTGACAAACATCACAGATTCGAGTCCCAGCCATCTTATCCTCCGTCCTTCATCACCTGGGCTTGTAGGTCTAACAACCCGTTAATGATTGCGTCTAATTCGTCCTTCGACTTGATCCGGTAACCAGCCCCTATGTCATCGAACAACAGGATCACGTTTTGTTCGTGCGCCTCTGTAGAGGCGAGGATTTTAAAGCTCGTACTAATTTGCTTAATACGGCTCAGTACATCCGACGTTAAGGGCCGAACTATTATCGGTTTGGGAAACCTAACCTTTAGCACCACGGCTTATGTCCTGCCGATTTGGAACGCCTTCCACTGTCGGATATCACAAGTATTGGCGACTGCCTCGCCTGTCAATAATTGCAACGAAGGAGTTAACACTTCGTCGTCTGGAATATTCGCTGTATGTATGTTAGTTGCTTGGGTTCCGTTGATGAAGAAATAAACGCTGGAACCGTCAAAGAAGAACTCCACGAACATGAACGTAGCATCGCTGAGAGTTCCCACTGAATCGTTCTGAGTCTCTGATGAATCCTTTTCCGTCACCGTGGATACGGTCGCTGCTCCGTCCAAGGACTCGAAGTAAACCCCATCGGTCATTCCGCCAAGCAACGTCGTATCAGTGATACATAGACCACCGAGGATGTCGGTTTGATCTACATCGTTAATCGCTATCTCCGCTCCGAAATACACTAACGATTGATTACTCGTGAACTCGAAGTTCTCACCGATTGCCTGAATGTTGATACCGTCGTTTTCATCGGCGGCACAAACTAATCGCGCCAGGATTCCCGCTGTGTTAGAAGCAGCTAATTCCGAGGTGCCGGTTCCTGCTTCGACGACGGTAGTTGTAAATGCGTGACTGTCCGTACCGGTGGCACCTTCCGCTTGAATACCCATAGTCCAGGGATTCAACTCGAACTTGACAACATCCGGCCCGATAGCATCGACCACCCTCATAAGGTGGCTCCCAGCGTCAACATATGCGAGGTTGCCCCCGATTCTTCGCCCGATTACATTTGCCATTATTCGCTCCTTCTTCTAGTCCCGCTGTTGCGAGACGGATTCTGCAAGCTCCGCTTGATACGTTTACGGACGACTCGATTGGCCTTCATCCGTTTATCTCTTTCCGGTCGCGTTTGCACGGATAACCTCTTCCTTTAGGATCACCTCGGCTCCATACCACCCGACAATGCTATCGTCAATTGCAACGGCTTCTTCCTGCTCCACAATTACTGGAGGAGCATTAGCCGGTCTTTTGCCGTGCCGTGATCGATTTGTGTGGATACAATACGCGCCACGGGTTAATAGGCAAAAGTTACTTCCGCAACTAGAACATACCCACCCGAATGGGACATCGGGGGTTTGGATCTCTTTAATCGTTTTAGTAGCCATTCCAATCACTCGCTCTCTGGAGAAATTGCGATGAGTCTACCGCACAGTTTGCACCGTTCCGGTCGGTCGCTCCATCTAGCATCGCAAAACCCGCAATGTAAAACATTATCGCCGTCGATTACCCCTTCTACGACTTCCTCTGTGAGGGGAAGTAACTCCTCACGCCGAGCTTGGCGGATTTCCCACCAAACGGCTATATCGTCAGGATAAGTCCCGGTGTATTCATACCACACCGCCCCCTTCGCTTGAACCCTCGATAACTGTTCCGGAGTTAACGCCTCGAACGCCGGATTGTACCAATACTTTAATCCCGTACCATTCATCTGGTATTGATTAACGAGATCCCACCAGACCGAGGGCGGCAAGTCTGGCGGAATCTCGCGCTTGTTGGCTTTTATGACTGTTACAGTCAATCCGTCCTCTACGAATTGGTGTCTACATACACCTGGGAACCGGAGCTAGCTGCGCCCTTCAGTTCCTTCCGAGGATAAACGTAACCGTATCGTTGAAGCGCACCGAATACGTTATCGACTCCGCTGTTGCCGCCTTCGGCAACGTACTGGCGAACATGGTTGAACGAACTGTCTACATCCATGTCCTCCGCTCGCACTTCAATGATTACGAAGTCCCCGTCAGCGTCAATCGGGCTGTCGGTGTCGTAGTTTCCACCCGACGCATCGGATGTAAGATCTTTCACCCCTGTTCCCGACGAATCGCTGGCTTGTTGGATTCTACATTCGTCAAGATCGTCTCCTGAGTCCCACGTACCCAGTTCCTGGTAACTCTGTACACGGTCGAACATTTCCATCGAGAGGTATCCACCTGCGTTTTGCGCATTAGTCCCCCCTATGTCAGCGTTTTCCAATGGGTCGTAAATGCTATGCTCAGAAAGTCTCATACCCATAATTTGATCTCCCTTCTTGCTCAGGTCTGACCATGCAATATTTAGTCAGCCTCACGAAAGGTCTTAAGCTCTAGTCGCTAGAGCCACAAACGGACTCAGCGTATTGGAGCCTTGACGTGGAGTTAGTGCGCTCTCAATCCAAGGTTTGCCGTCTACTCTTTGGACAAACCGGTAGACAGTTTCATCGTTGGTGAACCGGACGTGGGGGCTAGCTGACATCTCGAAGCCCATCCGATCCCCTATGACGTAGTAGGAAAAGTCGGTTAGAAAAATGTCTCCCACTGTTCCAAGGGTTTGGCATTTTTCAGTGAAGATCACTGGCCGTCCGAAAATGCTTGCTGGAGGAGAACCCGCCACGTTAGCCATCCAAACGGATGACCCGCCAGTACCTACGGCCCTGGCAAGAGCGGCAAGCTGCGGGAACGTATCAGGATGGGCTAACCATACTGCGTTCGCTTGGCTGGTAGGCAAGAGCCTTGACCACATCTTATCCAGGTTTTCCGTAACAATTGTTGTAGCCGGCTGTCCGCTTTCTTTAGCGACGGAGACTAGGGCATCAGCGTTTAGGATTCCGATAGGTTGGCCAGCACCCGTGCCTGATATGAAGGCATCATCCTCGAAGTAGGCCAATGCTTCTGAGAATAGCCTGTTGACCAATGCTTCCAGAGGGAGTGCGCTATCCATGAGGAGTTCATTCGACACGGTGGTATATCCAACTAGTTTGTGGGCGTTTAGGACCACCTGACTGAATGAAGGCTCAGACGCTGTGAATGAACCCGACTCTGGAGTCCAGTATGCCTGTACCCCACCATGAACATTGCTGGCGTGTGTGGTGTCTTTTACTGAAGGAATACGAACCGTGGGCGAGGCCATTGGCATGACGAACGCTCTGGGCCGTACAACCGCCATCTCTAGGACCAACGTCAAGAGGTTTGCGACGTATTGCTCAGGGACAAGAAATCCCCCCTGATCGCCTTGGCCTTCGCCCAAGACTTTAAGCCTCTTATCGAAACCACCGCCTTGATACCGTTGGGCCACTGGGTTGATACAGGTAAGAAAATCCCCGAAGTTGGCGAATTGACCATTTAGCTCTTGGCTCATTCGGCGAAGAGAACTTCGTCCCTGATCTCCACCAAGCCAAGCATTGGTGGATTTAGTGATGTCGAGATGGTCGGCTCCCGATTTTGCCCAAAAACCTTTCGTTCCCCTGACAAGGTTGGGATCTTGGAACGCAACGTCAGCGTCGGGCAATCCACCTTCGGGTTCAGGATGCGCCACCCTCTGTACAGGTGTTCTGTCCCGCTGCGCCTTCTCTATTTCGGCGGTTGCCATCTCCTTCGCCTTCCCAGAGATATGATCAAGTAAACCGGGGGTGTCGTTTAATAACTCTTCTAGTTCTGCCTGAGTTTTAATGTCTGCCATTTATTGCCTCCCTTATTGTTGCTTCTAAATGCTTATCCAATACCGAATACGGGTCTTCTTGAATTTGCCTAAAGAAAGTATTCGTTTTTAATCGGGCGGCGATCTCTAATCCCGCCATAATTTCCAAGGACTCCTCTAATCGTGCGGCAATCTCTTCTGCCAATG